GCCATCAGGCAAATCATTTACCCATTCCCAATCAGGCAGACTGGCGGTCTTGTAACGTGACCACACCAAATAAGTTGTTGTGATAGACTGCATACCGCCAAGAAAATGGATCATTTTGGCCCCTCAGGTAATGGCATCCAATGGGTTACTTCGTCATCGTGAACAGTAAAGTCGCCATAACAATCCTCTTGCCATTTACTGACTTCAGCGTTCCAACTGGCGATTTGGACATGACCCAACCAAACAACCAGTATTCTTTTCTCATCAATCTTTGGTGCTGTTTCTATTGGTTGCCAATCAGTCATACATTTATCCCTTTTGAAAACAGATGATATTCTCCTTCAAAGTCATCAGGCTCTGCATCACGAATTATGTATGACGATTTAATATCATCATTGCATTTTGCCCAGTGATCCTTGGCATCCCTATTGCTTAACAGGCATTTCCTAAAATTCCCTTGTGTCGTCGTGTATTCAATCACAACCCAATCGGTCTGAGGAACTTGTTTAATTGTTTGAGGTTCAATGCCACCACTCATGACCGCACCATGCCGCAGTAGCCGTGGGTTGTGCTGTAAGTGACAAGTTCGTCACGGCCCTCTTGCCAACCAAGCATTTGTGCCCACCGCCAAGCCATGCACTTGGGGCCGATGCACCCACCCGTGTATGGCCCACTCAATGACTCAGGCCAATGAAACCTTTGTGGGCATGACATTTTCTCAGCCTCTTCAGGCGTCACATAGTGTGGGGTGTCAGTCATTTCGGTAACTCCGGCAATTCCATCCACCACTTAGGTTCAAACCACACATCCCACGCCCATTCCGGCGAAGGGCGTGACTCTTCCGGCCATATTTCGTGGGTCTCCCAATATCCTGAGTCCACCCATTCATTTCCCTCCTCATCCCTGCCGCCAAGTAAGATCATACGATCCTTTGGGGCCGTATCCATAGTTTGCCATTCAACCATTGTTGCCTCCCAATGCTCTTGTAAGATCAAGACTAACCTGCGGCATACTTGTTGCGCTGTATTCCCCGCCCAACTCCGCATAGCCCTCAATATCGTCCCAATGATCGCGAAAATTATAATCACCGGATAGAATGCGGCCTATTTTCATCGCAATGCACTCCAAAGCCTCCCTTTGATTATTATTCAACTTGTCCCAATTTTTACCCGCCATCATAACGGCTTTGATGTTTTGGCTTGTATCTGCCGTGTTTCTAAAATCACCATGCGTCTTAATTTTTGTCGTATCCATTGTCTTTTCCTTATACAAAGTTTTTACTTGTTGGTTTCATGTAACGGTCCGCCTCCGTTACCATTTCAGAAATCGTTGGCGGAAACTTGCACCTCGTTACTATTCCCGATACTGGGCTTGATAACTTGTGCAACACGTCTGGCGGAAACCTTTCTAGGGCTTCTGCCGCGTTCTTTAGGAACATCTCTGAGTTCGCCATGTGGTTCAGGCTGTAGTTCTGCATGATCTTTTGCACCGCCTGTTCCGGTGTCAGGAAGGACGCCGTACTCCGTGCCGTATTCTTCCCTCCACTTCGCCTTTCTGCGTTCACTTGCTGCCTCCAATTCTGCAAATGCATTTGCGATTTGCTTGTTTTTAACGACCGTATCCTTCTTCTTTTTGCCGCCAAGAGCGGCGGATAGATACGGGATTGGATCACGGACGCCGTTAGCAACAGCCGCCTCCAGCACCCGTAAAATCTCTGATTGGTCCCCGTTGGCAAGCTTCAAGCACCGCCCGACAAAGGTGCGGGCTGTGACATCTGCCACACCCATACCCATCAGCATACCCACCGCCTCATCCCAAAAGGTTTTGTTATTGCTTTCTGGCGGCTCTTCGTGATTCGCAAATATGCTAAGTACTGGGTCTTCCAAATCCGAAGGATTTGTATTGTTATTTATTCCTAGTTCAAGTCCTGACAAATTGTCCCTATCCATAGGGACAGATTGTCCCTTGGTCATAAGCAAATTGTAGGTGTTGGATGTTTTGCGCCCTGTCGCATCGATGCGGCTTTCGTAAGAAAGTAAACCCGCCAAAGCCAATTCTTGAATAGAACGGGTTACGGTCCTTTCATCGCAGCAACATTTTTCCGCCAACAAAGCACGGGACGGGAAACACAAATCTGATTCGTGATTGTGGCAATCAGCAAGGAAAATCAAAACTAATTTGGCGGTACTTGAAATACCTACCTGCTGAAAAGCCCAAGATGTAGCTAAATGAGACATAACGCATACTACCTATTGTAATGCGAACGTCTTTGGACTATATGGAAGTCAGTCCTGAACTTTCGCGCCTATTGTGTTCAAGGATCAGGGATCGCCATCCCGTTACCTTCTTAGCGGTCCCCTATTTGGGGGCCGCTTTCTTTTTAGGCCCCGGCCACTTTTTAGTCAAGCGTTTTGGTTTCCACCCAACAATAAAGACCGTGATCTCTATTCCGTAAAACAATTCGGCGGCCTTCTTCCTGAGACGATATGCCGCATCCTTCATTGTACCCGTCGATTTGACTTCCTCAATGATTTCCTTGCCCGTCAGAGTTTCCGTGTACTTAAAATCAGGGGTGTAGGTGCAGTAATGCTTCCCATTGATTTCAACCGGATACTCTGGCTGTAACGACAAATTCTTAATATTCCCAAGCTTCTCCGCCAATTTCAAATCAGCGTAGCGGGCGGCTTCCCTTTTGGAATCAAACACAATCCCATCAATGGTCCGCTCAATCTTCGGTGCTACCTTGTACTTCACTGGCATCTGCTAGGTCCTTTGGGAAGAAATCATCTTTAGTCAATATGATGCCGCGTTGTTTTGCCGCAACCATCAATTCAATCTGGCGGCGGACAGGGATCAACCCGCCCGTTCCGCCTTTGTCCATCGGCCACATCCACTTGTAGATACTCTGTGTAGACATGGCTAACATTCCTGAGACGGCCCGTGGCCCTCCCAATTTTGTTATAACCCGTTTAGCAATTAAATGCGTCATTCACTTCCCCTAAACTTCATGTTGACAACCTATAGGCGAATGTGCAGTATGTCAATACCATTAAATGGAGAAAATTAAAATGGTCACTTATTCAAAACCTTGGACATGGGAAGAAATAAAATTAGTGTCCGATTTGGCGTCCAAAGGATATACCGCCAAAAACATAGCGATGGAATTAATCGACCGAAACAAAAATTCTGTTATCGGAGTATGTCATAGGCGGGGTATTGCATTATTAAATAGGACGATGGAAAAAGAAAAACCTTTGCACCCATTGCCAAAGAAGAAAACCGTTCCCAACTTTAAAATAACAAAAGCCAAAAAAGAAAGATTACCGCCTGTAAACATTTACGATATAAAGGAAGATGAAAACTTTGAGCCATTAAATAAAACATTAATGGATTTAAAGTATGGGGAGTGTAAGGCAATCGTCGGCCCCATCAAGAACTTTGAAACATTATATTGCGGCCACGAAACAGTAAAAGGTAAATCATGGTGTCAACATCACTTCCTGAAATACACAGTGCCGGACCGCAAAAGGGCGGCATGAGGCAGTCGGAATGGGAATATAAAGTGTTTCGGAAACGCTTCATGGAAACACGGGAAGCGGTGTTCAAGGTTGCCCAATACCTTAACTTTGAGAAGAACCTGACCGTCATGATTCCGTCGATGGAATTAGCCCCGTCGGTGCATCAATCAATTGAATATGCAGACCGTGGAGACATCATTGCCTATAAAACAACGGAAGGTGTGATTGATTTCACCCCGCATCCGATTGAGGTAAAACGTCGCAGGTTCGACTTCACGTCGGAGAAAGATTACCCATACCCCGATATGATGGTGGCGCAGAAAGTTAATTGCGATAGGGCTAATCCCGCCGCCGTATTTATCGTTAACCACTCAATGACCCATGCTTTTGTGGTCAAAAGAAACACGAAGAATTTATGGTACGTAAGGGATACCAAGGACAAAGAAAGGGGAAGCATAGATAAGACATATGTCTGCGAATTTAGTTTAGGGGAATTTATAAAATTTTAGCCGCAGTACTTGACGAATATGAGAAGTACTGAGATAACACAGTTGTCAAATGGAGAGACACAATGACATTAACAGCAGAACAGAGACTGTTCCGCTCCAAGTTATTGGGCGGTTCAGATGCTAATACAATTATGTCCGGAGACGAAGAAAACATCCTTCGCCTTTGGCGGGTAAAGTCGGGACAAGAAGAAGACGTTAACTTGGATGACGTGCTTCCTGTCCAAATGGGTGTGTTTACTGAGCCGTTTAACATTCAATGGTTTGAGAAGCAGACTGGAAGAAAGGTAACAGATAATGGCACACAGCGGACTTCTGCTGTTCATAGCTTTATGGGCTGTACTCTTGATGGATTAACCGACGGCGGGGAGACTGTGTTTGAAGCCAAGCACGTTTCTGCCTTCGCCAAGGAAGATGAAATCCTTGACCGCTACTACCCACAGCTTACCCACAACATGCTTGTCTGTGGTGTGAACAAGGCGGTTCTGTCGGTGTTCTTCGGTAACCATAAATTTGAGAAGTTTGATATTAGTTTGGATGCTATCTATTCTGACATCCTGATTGATGCAGAACGCCGCTTCTGGGATTGTGTCAAAAGTGGCACACCGCCAGTGGCAGTAACCGTAAAGGCCCCTGTGGATGCTGTTCGTCGTGTTGACATGACGGGTAACAACGCTTGGGCTAACTTTGCGAATCAGTTGAAGATGAATAGCAACGGCAAGAAGCTGTATGATGAAGCCGCCAACAGCCTGAAAGGTTTGGTGGAAGAAGACATGGCGGAGGCTTATGGTTACGGCGTCAGCATCAAGCGGGACAAGCGGGGTTCGCTTCGTCTGAAGGGTGAGTGATGTCAGAAAGAGTTGAGATACTTAAAATATTTATGTTGCCGGATGGATTTGAGATTGAAGTCCATCCCTTAATTCCCCGTGACGAAGGGGAGTTTGTGCGGGACAGATTAGCAGAAATGTTACCTGTCCTTGCAACCCAAATCGGTGACCCAGAAACCGCCAGAAAATTCTCAATGGCTAAGGGAAATGCTTACGGCGTTCTTTACGAAGTCACTAACAGAGATAAGACCAAGAAACCACATTAAAGGAAAGACCATGCGCAGTAGCGAATCAATCAATGAACTAGCAGCCGCCCTGATCAAGGCTCAGGGAGCGTTAAAGAACCCTGCCAAGACCAAGATTAATCCCCACTTCAAGTCTGCCTATGTAGACCTGTCTGACGGCCTTACAGCCCTACGGGAATGCTTCTCAAAGCATGACCTGACATTTGTACAAGGTACGTCCGTAATGGATGGTATAATCATCCTTAACACCCGTATCGTTCACAAAAGTGGACAATTTATAGAATCGGACTATCCGGTAGGCGGCTTCGGCAAGCCGCAGGAAATGGGTTCAGCAATGACCTATGCCCGCCGCTATTCCCTGTTTGCTATGGTTGGAATTGCGGGTGAAGACGACGACGACGGCAACGCCGCTCAAACTGCGGAGAATAGGCCGATAAAGGCCACAAAGTCTCTCAGCAAGCAAATGGAGCCGGGTCTAAAGCCAGAAGATAGCACCAACCTGCTTGGCGTTATCAAGGGCGCAATGGACCTATGCAAGAACGCTGAAGAACTTTCAAACTGGACGACGGACAACAAAGACAAGATTGGCATGTTGCTCCCCGGCCATCGTTCAGAGTTGCAGGAGTATTATAAAACCCTGAAGGCCAAGCTTGGCTAACATGGCGGAAGTTATCTATGTCCGTAGGCGGGGGAGTAAGTTGGAACCTTGCTCCCTTGTGGACGAAGAGGCTTTACAGGAGTTCCCTGCGGAGAAAGACTTGTCTGTGACGATAAGTCGCACCCGCAGTACGAAGCAGCATCGATTCTTTTGGGCTATACTCAATAAGATATGTGAGAATCATGCAGAGTATCGCAGAGCAGAACAGCTATTACTATGGCTGAAAATCCGCCTTGGATACGTTGAAGAGGTCCGGTTCCATGACGATAAGGTTTGGTGGGTTGCACAATCCATCAGCTTTAACGCAATGGATCAGGAAGAGTTCCGGAAATTCTTTCATGCCGCATTGGATGTCATTGTGGAAGAAGTGATCCCCGGATTGAATACGTCAGAACTAATTGTTGAAGTTGAACAGTTGTTAGGTTTTCGCCTAACCGAATTATGGAGTAAGTAAAATGGCATGGGAAAGTAAACACGGCGATCTATCGCTATTTCCAAACGACAATAAAACCAAAGACAGCCAACCTGATTGGCGGGGCAAGATCAATATTGACGGTGTTGATCACGATGTAGCCTTGTGGAACCGCACAGCTAAGACCGGAACAAACTTCCTATCGGGCCGTATGGGTGAGCCATCAAAGCCAAAGACAGCACCTGCTTGGGGCAACCGTAAGCCTAATAATGCTATCGACGAGGCATATGGAACGCCTGAAAAGAAAACCTCCGTCAAGGACGCTTTGGATTCAGACATGCCGTGGTGATGGGAGGTTGAACCCCTTTAATTAATGTGTTATGCATTGGTTAGAGGTAAACATGAAGAACCATATCCAAAATCTTTTTGAACAGGGTAAATCGCAAACGGAAATTTGTAGGTTAACTGGCAAATCCCGCTCAACAGTATCCCGTTGGATTCAAGAAAAAGCTGATTTTTCTAATTTTCAACGACTACGAAAAAGAAACAAAAGTTTGATTGATAAAATTCAATCAAGATACATCCCTGAACCCAATTCGGGTTGTTGGATTTGGTTGGGGCATATCAAGAAAAATGGATATGGGTCTTTAACGGTTGGCGAAAAAAACTTTCAAGCGCACCGTTTAAGTTATGAGGCGCATGTAGGTAAAATTCCAGAGGATAAAGTTTTGGACCATAAATGCAAATTGAGATGCTGTTGCAACCCAGATCATTTGGAACCAGTAACTCAAAGGGAGAATTTTCTAAGGGGCAACCGATGGAAAAAAGAAGGAAGTCAATAAGTGCTAAACAAAGACTTAAGGTTTTTACAGACCATAAAGGTGAATGCCATATATGCGGCGGTAAAATTGGAGTTGGAGAAGGCTGGCAAATTGAACATGTTATTCCTTTTGCGATGGGCGGGGCGGATGACGAAAGCAATTGGCGTCCATCACATATCAAATGCCATCGAACAAAAACGACTGACGACGTGGGTAAAATTGCAAAGGCTAAACGGCGCGAAGCACGTCACCTTGGAGTTAACGTATCTAGGACGCCGTTACCTTTTGGTAAAAGGTCGGCATTCAAACGTAAGTTAGATGGCACTGTTGTTAGGAGAGATGAAAAATGATGAACATCAATGCGGTATCAGATTGGATTTCTGATGCCAAAAAGGGAGATGAAACTACCTATTATACAGGGTGGTTAATCAAAGACAGGGGCAATAGTAATTCTGAATTGTCCCAAATGGCTAACTATGTTTGGTCCATGAAAGAACGGGGTCTTGTTTATTTGGCTCAACGGAAAGCGCCAAGCTGGACAAAACATCACGCAGAATATCATTACATCATGCAACGCAGCAGCAAGGATAGGATTTGAAATGGCTTTAATATTACCAGAGGGCTTTAACCCAGACGAAAAAGAAAGCCCGTTAGAGAACATCTACGATCATGCTTTCCCATTGGCGGATAAGTTGTCTTTTGCGATTAACGAAAGCACGGTTGACATGGTCAAGGACGGCAAGGTGACGGACAGCATGTCGGACGCAATCATCATCCATTCTATTGCCCTGATGCTTATCGTCTGCATGATGAACCGTGAAGTCCTTGAAGACAACACCTTGGACATGACCTTTAAAAAGGTCAAGGGCATTACTCAGGATTACCTGAAGCATTTGCTTGAGGCGGGAAAAGAAAAATTTAATTAATAGTTAGGTATCCAAATGGATCAAAAACTAACACCACAACAAATGGTGATATGGACCGCCAATGCTAAACCAAGGGAGCAGCTATTCATGCTGCGCCTTATGGATACCTACGGCACTAAAAAGTTCACCGCCACCATTGATGAGATATCTAA